TTGTCTCCTGCTAAGAATATGTCTATAGTCTCTTGAATTGTAGTAAAGTTCTGTGTTGCCTTATCCTTCTTTAATTCTGTATTAATCCTATTTCTTAATATGTTTCCTAATAAAATTTGAATTGTATTCATTTTACATTCCTCCATTTATAATTTTATTTTTTTCTATTTTTAATATAGCATCTTCAACACCAGCCAAATTGGTTGCATCTTGAGTTAAATATCCTGATATAGCATAAACTCTTGAATTTAATTCTTGTGTTTTTAACATTTCTTGACTAGTATTAGCATCTACAAATATTAAAAAGTTACCTGTTGTAATATTTTGTTCTTCTATTAATACAAGGTTACTATTTGCAGATATAATTGATTCTCTTTCCTCTAAATCTTGATACTCATATTTATATTCCATTATAATAACCTCCACTAAATAAATGTTCCATAATTATTTCCACAACTTATTTTGAAGTTTGATACATATAGAGTCGTCAAATTATCGCTATACGCATAAATTTGAATAATGTCTCCAATATTAATTGTAATATCTTCTGTATAAGTTATACCCATTGTAGGGAATCCAAAACGTTGAGTTCCTACTGGATAACCATTTACATATATTCTCGCATAAGATTGAGCAGCTGAATTACTTGATGATATTCCAAAACTAACAGTAACTCTTCCACCAAAATTTTTATTTGTTGCGGACTTAAAAGACGTATAACTAGTATATACCCCACTAACTACAGAGGTACTTTGATATATGATACTGTTTGTTCCAGCAATTAATGTGAGTGGGTCATATGTTCCGTCTACATTAAATAAATTTATTCCTTTTCTAATATTTGCTCCTATTAAATCTGCATCTCCAGCAACTATTCCAGAACCATTATGATACCCTAAAGGAATTGTTTTACTGGTTGTTCCAGGTATTATTGTTACAGCTCCATTATCTGGCATTGTCCCAACTATTTGTCCAGAATCGACAGTCACTTTTTTATTAATTAATACTTGTGCTGTTGTTGCATCTCCACCACCTCCCTTACCCAATACAATAAAATTTGTGCCATTATAGCATAATTGATATGGTAATCCAGCTTTTAAACCTCCACTAGTTATAGGATTGCCTAATGTATCTAAAATTGGTTTAGCACCAAGTCCATTTATATTAAGTGTACTTGCACCAGTGCTTGCATTTCCTATTTTTACTCTAACGGTTAATCCATCTGTATACGCTGTAATTTCACTATTAGTAACAGCATAAGTATTTGTTCCGCTTGTAGTTCCGCAATAATAAATTCTGTCATTCGTCAATTCTGACAAGGACGAATTAATTCCTGCTATAGCTGCATTAACATCAGTTCTTAATTGTTCAACTTCTGACTTCTTAGCAAAAATAATTGTTGGGTCTATTTTAAGATCAATATTCTCAATGTTAGATACTGATAATATCATTCTAATTAATAATTCTTTGGTGCTTCCATCTGTAATGACTGGTTTATAAGTTTCAGCACATTTGCAAATTGCAAGCATTTGCCCCTTATCATCAAATGCACCGTATTCACGTATTGTAAATCCTCCCACATCAGAAGGAACCATAACCTCTATTACAATCCAATTTGGATTATTTTCATCTGTGGATACTGAATTAATATTTCCTTGCCAAACCGTATGAATTAAATCTGTTTGACTTTCAATTGGATTATAATAACTTCCATTACCATCTCCAACCTTTAATGTTTTAAAGTTAACTTTTGTACCTAAAACGGAACTGTTAGCTAGTTGCGCTTTTCCAATATCAGTTAACAATGTATAAAAATTTTCTGCCATTATGTTAATCCTCCTTTGGGTAAGTTACTATTGTTTCTAAATTAGAATAATTGACCATAGGTATATATAATTCTGTTTGCGATTCAATGTCGTTAGGAGTCCATGGGTACGTAGATATGACTTCACCTTCAAAAGATAATGCAGCTATATATAAGTTTGTTTGAGTTATTGCAATTAACTTATATATAACACCTAAATGTGAAGGCTTTATTTTTTTTACTGTTGCATATAAATCTTTCAAATCATTTGGAAATCCATTTTCGCTAAGCAAGTCTACTTCAAATACATAAGGTGCCACATTTTCTTCAATATCGATGTCTGCATCTACAAAATTCTGTATCATATTTTCCATTCTTTTTGGATTTATAATATACTTACTTTGAATTTTAGCGATTATCTTAGCTCGTCTTATTTTTATATCCTCATTATGATTCGTAATAAGCCCAAGCCTTTGTTCCCAAATATCAAGTCCCCATGTGGCTGTTTGTGGAACAATTTGATTTCTTATATCATCAATTTGCTTTTCTGATAAATCGGCTTCACTTCCTATAGCTTCAAAAATTGATTGCATTAGTTCATTTCGCTCATAAATAGGAGAAACACTTTCATACATGTTTAATCCTTTTTTAGACTCTATCATGATATATTAACCACCCCACCTATAACCGGAACTTGATCTACTAGTTGTATATTTACAACACCATCATTTACAGTAAGACTATTGAAATCTTCTATACCTTCTTCTGATAAAATGTAGGAACCTATAATAGTATGGATTGCATTATAATTTACAGTTCCATTCAGTTTAATTTTCTTAAGATAAGAATTAACTTTTACTTTTAATCCATTTAATATTGATATAGAATCAAATCCATTTGTAAATATAAATTTAGCTTTAACATTGATTGCTAATGTAGTTGGAGTCGATATTGTAACAGTAGCACCTATAGGAGCTTTTCCGCCTCTGTTTTGTCCTGGAAGTTTATCTGGATAAATATAATCTCTAGCTGCTTTAATAAGTTCTGCTGTTGCAGGTTGCCCGTTCTTATCTAAGACTAATATTTTAACTGTACCTGGACCATTCCATTCTTCTATTACATATGCAGACCCTACACCATCAACTTCTAACGCCCATCTAACATAATCACTATCAGCACCACTTAATTGATCCTCTTGTTCTGCAGCCATAACTCTCTCTCTAAAATGCTCTTCATCTTCAATATCTGTTCCACCAGTAAATTTTTCTATATTAGTTATTGATTTAACTCCATTAATTGAAGTAATTAATAATGTTATAGTGTTAGGCTCTACGTTTCCTATGCTTCCAGCAATTAAACATTTTGTAGGAACTGTTGCTATTCCAGAATTATCTATTGTTATATTATCTAATACCTCAAATTGAATTGGTTCTTTTTCATCAGTTGAAAGAGTTCCAACTATCTTACTTTTCAAAATTGTAGTTCCTGGTACTCCAGTAACTTGTATGTTCCCAATAGATTTTGTAGCAGCATTTTTATATATTCCATATAATTCACCATGAAACTCAAGATAAATTCCTGTTGCTGTTTGTGGATGTGATTGCTTTAAGATATTTTGCATTTGTATTTTTAATGTTCTTTCTTTTTCTTCTGCACTTGGCCTCGTTGCATCCCAAAAAATATCTCCTTCAATAGTTGAAACATTATTAGGAGCCTTCGTTAACATTCTTAAATGAATATCGTCTGCACTTTCATTTAAAAAGTCTGGAATAGGTATTTCTATAGACATCTAATCACCCCACTTTCTCTTTACTTGTGAGTATTTTCTTTTGTCCTGTAATTGTTTTAACTTCATATTCATAATAAACTTCACCATTAATCCAGTTAAATGAAAAATTATCTACACTTTCAGTCATTGGATGAACCATTAATGCTTCTTGAGTAATCCTTTTAATCTCTAATTCCATTGCCTTTTCATCCTTAAACGAACCTATAATATCTTTTCCATATCTGCTAGAATAAGCCTTGTATTTGTATCTAGCAGTAAGCATAGCTTTTTCACACCATTGAATATATCCTTCAAATTCATCAAGTACTTTTATAGATCCATCAGGATTTCTTATAAACTTACCAGTTTCAAAGTCAATTGCATAAGTGCCTTTAAATTCAAACTTTTTATTTTCTTTTATGGTTACAGTTTCTAAACTTCCAACAGCGAATAAATTAGCCATTTGAAACCACCCTTCCAACGATCACATTATCAGCACCAAATTGAGCAACTAGAACTCTATCGCCAGGTTGTAATTTTTTAATATAATCTGGTGTCTTAAATTCATGTTTATGGCCAACTGTACAAGTCTCTGATTCCGTGTAATAACTCTCCTCTAGTTTAAGATAATCTAATACCAGGTAGTCATTAAATTCATGTTTAAAGTTATCTAATTTTAATCCTGTTGGAGTTAACGTTCCTAGTGCTAATCCATTACCAAACATAGCTCCTTCAATAGCATTATTAGTATTTCCATGAATAGTTCTTGCTATCTCATTAAAAATATCTCCTTCGTTATTACTCACTATAGAACTTCCTCCTTACATCTTCCATTTTCATAACTGTTAAACTCATTTTCCCACTACTTCCTAGATAATGAGTAATTTCAGTTATACAAACAGTTTCTCCATAAATATTAACTAAGTCTCCAGTTCTTAGAATATTTATGTCTTTACAGCAATTTAATGTTTTACTGCTTTCACCACTAGAAAAAAGACAATTAGCTTTGCTTTCTGCTTTAGCATAATCATCTACTTTATCATCATCTACAATTTTTTGTAGTGTCCCATATTTTTCAGTATCTTTTTTAAAAACACCTATAACTGGTGATAGTACAAGTTCTTTTTCTACCTTTTCACCATCAGCATTTTTAGTTGTTCTTCTTTTACCTGTGGTATCTTCTTTCCCTAGAACTTTAACTTGAGTGATAGCTCCATCTAAACTATCTTTTTCTTTATAATCATCAATAATATTATCTAACTTATATATAGTGGAGTTAGTTCCTAATTCTATTAAATCTAAGCTAGTGCCCATTCTAAATTTAAAAAGACTGCCATTTTTCTGTGCAGTCTCTTTTAAATCTTTTTTCATCATTCCAAATAATGATTCTTTTCTTTTATCTTTAGCTAAGCTAATACCAGTATCAGCAAAATTTCCTATTGGTATGCCCCAATCATTGCAGATCATAACACCCCTCTGAGTTGCTGTTTGACCATCACTCCATAAATATTCATCCTCAGATTCCTCAATAACTCTAGTTCTTTCTTTGCCTGTTAATGTAATTTTCCTATTTTTCTTATCTTTTTCTGTGTCCCATATAATTCCGCAAAATATTCTAGAATAACTTCCATTATCATAAGCATAATCATAAAGCTCTAAAGAATCACCTTTAGCCATACCTATATTTTTTAATTCTTCCGTTTCTATAAGAGAAATATTTAATGTATAAGCAATACCATCTATGGCTTCTTTAAGCGTTACAGATTCGCTTAATATTTCAATTTCATACTTATTCTTTAAAACTAAATCCATAATAAATTCTCTCCTATACTTTTACTGCATAATCTAAACAAATATATCCTCCATGGTCACCCCAGTAGGTATCTGCCCAATTTCCATACTGCCTGAATATTGTTAACTCTGTTCCATTTGAAACACTTCCTAATATGTTATAAGATGTACCTGGTCCATCTCTAACGTTTAATGCACTTGCAGTAACTTTAACTTTATCTCCATCTGAATACTCGCCTGAACTATTATCTGTACGATTATCTTCAAGCCCTCCTGAATATGAATTTGAAGAATCATTTACAGTTCCTATTTTTAATTCTCTATATGTTCTAAAAGTTATATTAAAATAAATGTCGCCAACCTCTCCGCCTCGTATCTCAGGAGTAAACTTGCTTATATTAACTAATTCATTTATGTTTAAATCTGTTATAATTAGCCGAACTTGAATATCTGCATCCATCCATGATTGTATTACATTTACATAGTTCTTGGGATCCATGATGGCCATATATCTACAATATGAATCATATTCTAGTGGAAAAAGTGATTCAAAGCTTATTTCTCTTATCTTGCTACCTTTTTGAGAAATATCAACTTCCCCAAAATCAATAATATCTGCAGTTATAAATTTTTTTTCTCTTGAAATAGATATCTTATCTAACGGGTTAACTGGAAATTGTAACGTGTATCTTTTTAATTCATCTATAAGATATATATCCAATATAATCAACTCCTTTCTAATTTGGAGTATAATAAAAGCACTAATTACTTTCTTAAATAATTAGTGCTATATTAATTCACAATAAAATTACAGCTAACTCTACTATTTAATTATGATTGATGGATTTTTTTGCAATGTGATATGTGTTCCTTTATCGTCTTTTATTTCTTGAATGTATCCATCTATACCTAAATTTGTTCCAACTTTCCACTTACTATAATCAACTTTATTTTTATCGCATATCATTGTTACAAATACATCAGTATTTGCTATTTTAACAACAAATACATCAATATCCTTATCATCTGTTGCATTATTTTCAAGTACAACAACACCAGTAAATTTAAGTTCTTTTCCAATAAAATT